AGGTCGCTACTAAGTCCTTCCGCACGATGGGGGATATGCGTAGCAATACGCTATTCGGTCAGCAGTTGTTCAAGACAGGCGGTCGTTATGTGACCGTCGTCGAGGGCGAGCTTGACGCACTGGCGGCATTTGAGATGCTAGGGGCTCGCTACCCTGTCGTCTCCGTGTCCAAAGGTGCGGGAGGTGCTGTCAAGGACTTTAAGCAGAACCTTGAGTGGCTTGAGGGTTTTGAGAACGTCGTGATCTGTTTCGACAACGATCCTGCGGGTCGTGAGGCGGCAGAGAAGTGTGCTCAGGTACTCAGCCCTAACAAGGCTAAGATCGTATCTCTGGGAGCATTTAAGGATGCCTCAGACTACCTTCTGAACAACAAAGTCCGACAGTTCACCGCTGAATGGTGGGAAGCTAAAGCGTATCGCATGACTGGAGTGATTACTCTAGAGGATGCTTGGTCTGACTTCATCAAGAGGGGCACAGAGGAGGTCATTCCCTTCCCTGAGTCCTTTGGGATGTTGAACTCAATGCTCAACGGAGGCATCGCCGCAGGAGAAATCACCGTTATCGGTGCTCTGACTTCTGTTGGTAAGACCACTATGGTCAACGAGATTGCCTATCACTTCTGGAAGAATACCAGTAAGACGATTGGCTGTGCGTTCCTTGAGGCATCCAATGGTGAAGCTGTCGAGAATCTCTTGACGATACACACAGGACACAATCTGTCGCTTGAGGATCGTAAGAACATAGACTTTGATAAGCTACGTTCTGAGATCATTACAGACGGTCGTATCCTGTTGCTTGACCACAACGGTGCTGTGGATACTGATGAGTTGTTCTTGAAGCTACGAGCGATGGTCAAAGGAAACGGTTGCGATGTACTTATCATCGACCCGCTCCAAGCGGCTGTCACAAGTAACTCCAACGAGACGATTGATGAGTTCATGGATCGCTTGCTCAAGTTGGCTAAGGAAACCGATGTCTCTGTGATTGTCGTCAGCCATATGCGAAAGCCTAGTTTGACGAATCCTCACAACGTCAACGAGTACGATCTGAAGGGCTCAGGCTCTATCAACCAGATCGCATTCAATACGATTTTGTTGAGTCGTGACAAGATGGCAGAGGACGAGTATGCACGGAACAGCACACAAGTGCAGGTCGTTAAGTGTCGTCGTACAGGTTTGACAGGGTCAGCGGGTTGGCTGTATTATAATGCATTGTCTGGTCGTCTTGAACGAGGCGAGAAACCAGACGTTCATGAAGCCAACAACATTGAGGAGTTCTGATGGAGTGCATCTGGGACATTGAGACAGACGGACTGAAGCCAACTAAGATTTGGTGTCTGTGTGCGATCAAAGGTGACGAGCTATATACGCTTGAGCACCCAACAAAAGAGATGGTTGAAGAACTGTTCTCTGATGTGACTGTACACATAGGGCACAACTTGATTGGCTATGACATTCCCGCTGTCGAAAGAATCCTAGGCGTTCGTATAACAGGTGACGTGACAGATACACTTGTGATGTCCAGACTATACAATCCACAGCTTGACGGAGGCCATTCGCTTGATGCGTGGGGTCAACGCTTAAACTTTCCCAAAGGAGACTATCATGATTGGTCTGCGCTTACGCCAGAAATGGTGGAATATTGTCAGCAGGACGTTAGGGTTACTGAACGAGTTTACCGGAAACTCAGTGAAGACCTTAATCAATTTGGAGGTGACAGCTTTGCTCTTGAGCACTCAGTACAGTGTGCAATTACAAAGCAAATCCAAAACGGTTGGCTTTTAGATCAACGCAAAGCACATGACCTTGTTGCAGAACTAAAGGAGAAACAGCATGATCTTGAAGAACAAGTGCACGAGAAATTTACGCCGTTACCTACGTTCGTTAAAGAGATCGTACCCAAGTTCAAAAAGGATGGTGACTTATCAACAGTTGGCCTTAAGTTCCTTGGGGACGACTGGAAGAACGTAGGCGGTACATTCTCTCGTATTGATTGGCCTGAGTTTAACTTAGGATCACGCAAGCAGATCGGGAGGTATCTTAGGCGTTTCGGTTGGAAGCCTGAGAAGTTTACGGAGACTGGTCAAGCTATTGTTGATGAGAAGGTCTTGGAGACTGTTACTGATATTCCTGAGGCTCAACTTATTGCGGAGTATCTCATGGTTCAGAAGCGGATCGCACAAGTCCAATCGTGGATTGACGCAGTCGAGGATGACGGTCGAGTGCATGGATCGGTCAACGCAATCGGAGCAGTCACAGGACGTATGACACACAGCAGTCCTAACATGGCTCAAGTTCCGGCTGTCGGTGCTCCTTATGGGGAGGACTGTCGTGCCTGTTGGATCGTACCAGAACAGCACAAGTTGGTTGGTGTGGATGCATCTGGCCTTGAGCTAAGGATGCTCGCACATTACATGAACGACGAGGAGTATACTTATGAAATCCTTAACGGAGACATTCATACAAAGAACCAGAGCAATGCAGGACTGTCTACACGGGCTCAGGCAAAAACATTTATATACGCTTTCCTCTACGGAGCAGGAGACGCTAAGATCGGTTCTATTGTGGACGGAAGTCAGAGGACTGGAGCGAAACTTAGACAACGCTTTCTCGACAATACTCCCGCACTTGCGGAGCTTAGAGAGCGAGTCTCAACAGCTTCCCAACGAGGTTACCTTAGAGGACTGGATGGACGATGCCTTCACATCAGAAGTGAACATTCTGCCCTGAACACACTATTACAATCAGCGGGTGCTGTGGTGATGAAGAAGGCATTACAGATCTTCACACAGTTCGCCCCCAAGTGGAATCTGACGTATAAGCTCTTAGGGTCTATCCACGACGAGTACCAGATTGAGGCTCCTGAGGCTCAGGCAGACCGTGTCGGCATCCTTATGGTTGAGTCCATCAAGGCCGCAGGTATTGCCTTTGACCTCAAGTGTCCTCTTGACGGTGAATATAAGATTGGAAATAACTGGGCAGAGACGCACTAATGTGTTATACTATTAGAATAGTAAGGAGAGTGAGATGACTCATATTTTTTCGGTAGAGGATTTTGAAGAGCGTTTGTCAGAGCTTACAATCGGTACAAAAGACGTTCAAGAACTCATGGAGTTTGTCAGAGTTCAAGATCGTAAACTGAAGCACCAGATGAAGAAGCTAGACGTAGCGGCTACAATGATCGGGCATAGCCAGATTGAAACCTGTTTGATAGAGAGTGATTATGAGTAAGGAAATATACAGCCTGATCGACGACATCTATTCACTGATGGAGAACCGTAATACTCCTAAGGACGTAGACGTTGACGCTGAGATTGAACGCTTTGGTGAGGCCATGAAAAACCTCATGAAGAAAGAGTTCAAGCCATCCATGCGTGATGGGCGCAAGCTCCGCTTGTCTGCCATTGGTAAAGATGATCGTCAACTCTGGTACTCTGCGAACAAATATTCGCAAGAGAAGATGAAGCCTAACAACTACATCAAGTTCATGTATGGGCATATGATTGAAGAACTGATTTTGTTCTTGACTCGTATGGCAGGACATACCGTAGAAGACGAACAGAAACTCTGTGAGGTTGAGGGTGTTAAGGGATCTATGGATGCCCGTATTGATGGTCGACTGGTTGACGTTAAGTCAACTTCAACCTACGGCTTCAAGAAGTTCAAGGACGCTACGCTTGCCTTTGACGACCCCTTTGGCTATGTAGCTCAGTTAAAAGCCTACGCTCACTCTGAGGGTGACACTAAGTACGGGTGGATTGCTATTGACAAGCAGAACGGTCACCTGTGTTACCTTGAGTATGATGAGGAAGACACACAGGCTCCTGTTCACTCTGTGATTAGCTATGACATTGCTGAAAGAGTACGCCATGTAAAAAAGGTGGTGGAGCTTCCAGAACCTCCATCCTTCTGTCACGAGCCCGTGGACGATGGGAAATCTGGAAACAAAAAGCTCGCTACGGGTTGCTCGTACTGCGGTTACAAGCTCCACTGTTACCCCACCTTAAGAGGATTTATTTATTCTACTGGTGTAAGGTTTTTAACAGAGGTTAAGAATGAGCCTAAGGTTCCTGAGCTAGAGTTAAAGCCTGTATGATCGACGATCTATTTCCTGATGCTCCTGTTCCTAAGGTTTCGGCAAGTCAAGAATGTGTTAAGTGTAATATCTCTCAACCTCTGGAACATTACACATTACTACATTCAGGAAAGAACAGGTATAAAATTTGTAAGTCCTGCGTTAATCGACACAGGCAAATTCTGGAACAAGGAAGGCGAAATAACCCACGCCCTGAGGGAAATTACAAGTGTCCTATTTGTGATAGGTCTCAAGAAGAAATGGTTGGTGGGGATTTAAGAAGCGTGTGGCACTTAGACCATTGTCATAAAACTGACAAAGTACGTTCTTGGATTTGTAGCCACTGTAATAGAGGACTAGGCGGTTTTGATGACGACATAGATCGACTCAGAAAAGCTATAGATTATTTAAGGATACATAATGACCAAGAAGAAGGGTAAACCGCCTAAGGGCTATGACAGTTGGTTTGAGTATGAGTTGCACATAGGTGCACTTAAGAACTGCAAGTATCACACAGGAATCGTTCATTACACACAGGAGAAAATTTATGAGCCAGACTTCGCAGTCGGAGACTTCCTAATAGAGGCCAAGGGTCGCTTTAGGGACTCTGAAGAAGCACGAAAGTATGTAGACATACGCAATAGTTTAATATATGAAGAGTTAGTGTTTGTGTTTTATCACCCAGACACACCAATGCCAAGAGCAAGGAGACGTAAAGATGGGACTAAGTTCACAATGGCTGAATGGGCTAACAAGAATGGTTTTAGGTACTACACTGTCGAAACCATTACTGAACTTCTTAAGGAAGCGGAAGTATGCTAACATTTACCGACGTGTGTGACCGCTTGAAACAACAGGATGAGATTAGTGTTCTTGAGGTGCTTGAGATCACCTCAGAGGAACTTGTGGATCGCTTCAAGGATCGTATTGAAGATAAATTAGGTTACTTTTTGGAGGACTTAGAAGATGAGTCGTAGATTTGATGGTTTTAACTTTGAGGATGACCCTGATAAAGCCTACATGGTGTTTGAGTTTCGTAACTGTGGTAAAAGCGTTCGGTTAGACAACGAATACCCTTACGATGTTCAGTGGCGTGAGCTTCTGGAAGACCTTGTGAAATGTATTGAGGGTGAGTTTGGATATTCATTTAAACTTAAAGATGACCTAGGTATTTACATAGGTAAATCCGATGAGTGACTTGAGTGAAATGGTTAGAGAATATCAACTAGGTGGTTCACATTACACAGACAAAAAGATACAACCGTGGGATGCTATGGAGTGTTGGATGTCTGAAGAGCAGTTCAAAGGATTTATCTTAGGTAATGTTATCAAGTACATGGCGAGGTTTCAGGAGAAAGGTGGTAAGTTAGACCTACAAAAAGCCAAACATTATCTGGACAAGCTGATAGAAATCTGGTAAAATAGTAGGTTCGCTCTTGTGTTTTTATAGGAGCGACAACAAGAAAAAACACTGGAGAAATACATGACACAATACTTAGGGATAACGATTGACTATGAAAGAGATAATCGCCTCAGTGAGCAAGCGGATACGCTCATGCGTGACTACTATATGCTCGACCATGAAAAATCCCCTCAAGAGGCTTTTGCTCGTGCTAGTGTGGCCTACTGTAGCGGTGACCTCACTTTTGCACAGCGCATTTATGATTATGCTTCAAAAGGTTGGTTTATGTTTGCGTCACCTGTGTTGTCGAACGCACCTGAACATGGCAGAGACAATCGGGGCTTGCCTATTAGTTGTTTCCTTACTTACGTGGGTGACAATCTTGATAGCCTTATTGAACATAATGGCGAGGTAGCATGGCTATCGGTCAAGGGAGGCGGCGTAGGAGGTCACTGGGGAGACGTAAGGGGTATCAGCGACAAAGCACCCGGCCCTCTACCGTTCATGAAAGTAGTGGACAGTCAGATGACAGCGTACAAACAGGGCAAGACTCGCAAGGGAAGTTATGCCGCATATCTGGACGTAAGCCATCCTGACATTGAAGAATTTATTTCGTTTAAAGTGCCTACAGGTGGTGACATCAATCGTAAGTGCTTTAACTTGTTTAACGCTGTGAACATCACAGATGAATTTATGGAGAAAGTAATCAATGATGGACAACACGATCTTACAGACCCGCATACAGGAATTGTCAGAGATACAATCCCGGCTCGCAAACTTTGGCAACGAATCCTTGAAGCTCGCTTCAGAACTGGTAGCCCATACCTTAACTTTATCGACACAGCCCGACGAGGCTTACCAGAGGCTCAAAGAAAACTTGGACTGTCAATTAACGGCTCTAACCTCTGCAACGAAATCCATCTCGCAACGTCTGAAGAACGAACAGCAGTCTGTTGTCTCTCCTCAGTCAATCTTGAAAAATATGATGAGTGGCGAGCAAGTGGCATGGTTGGAGACCTTATCCGACTCTTGGACAATGTCCTTCAATACTTTATTGACAACGCACCAGAAGAACTGGGAAAAGCTGTCTACTCAGCATATAGAGAGCGTTCAGTCGGCCTTGGAGCAATGGGCTTCCACGGTTACCTCCAAAGCAAAGGAATAGCTTGGGAGTCATGGCAAGCGGCAAGTGAGAACTATGCAATCTTCAAAGACATCAAAGCCCAGTCTCTTGAGGCCACATACCAACTCGCTGTGGAGCATGGCGAATGTCCTGATGGAGTGGGTTATGGTGTTAGAAATATGCATCTGTTGGCTATTGCTCCTAACGCTAACTCTAGTATCCTATGTGGGTGTTCTGCTAGTATTGAACCCCGTATATCAAATTGCTTTGTGCATCGTACTCGTGCCGGGAGTCATACTGTTCGCAATCCATACTTGGAGAAACTTTTAGATGAGAAAGGGCATAATACAAAGAAGGTCTGGCAAAGCATACTTGAGAACGAAGGCTCTGTTCAGCACTTGGAATTCTTATCCGATGACGAGATGGATACTTTTAAAACAGCGTTTGAACTTGACCAAGCATGGGTTGTTGAACATGCGGCAAAGCGACAGGAGTTTATCTGTCAAGGACAAAGCGTCAACGTCTTCTTCCCTTCAGGCACGGATAAGGCTCTTGTCAATCAGGTACATCTCAAGGCATGGAAGGAAGGGCTTAAAGGATTATATTATCTCCGCACGACTGCAGGTGTTACAGCAGAGAAAGTTGGCACTAAGGTAGATCGTAATGCTCTGAAGGACTTTGAAGGCGAGGAGTGTGTATCGTGTCAGGGATGACTTATATACGGTACACAAGGCCGTCAAATGATCTATATATAAAGCATAGTATTCCTATGCAAAGGAGAGAACATGGAAACCAAAATAGGAACAATTGACGTAAAAGACTACGTTGAACATGAAGATGGCTCTGCAACACTGGTTGTTGATACAGACCCAGAAGCCACAAGACTGTTAGTTGAGATTGGACTCAGACGGTTGCTTGAGATGGCAGTGGATAAGGAGAATGAAAACTACAAGTTTGAGGACGACAATGAAAGAGACAACACAACTACTGATTAAGCGATTGGAACTTGTTAAGGATTCTGATCCCTTCAATAAACGACTTATGAATGATTGTTACGATCATTTTAAAACTTTACAAGATGAATTAGAACGGTTACAATATCATAACAATAATCTTATGAATGTAATCTACCAAAACCAAGAATCACTGGAGAACTAGATGTCACTACTGGAGAGTAACACTACATACAAACCCTTTAGCTACCCATGGGCAGTCGAATACGCTACACAACACGAACGTATTCACTGGATTGAGGATGAACTGGAGCTACAAACTGATGTTAATCACTGGAAGTCAGGGAAACTTACACCAGAAGAAAAGAACCACATTACCCAGATTCTGCGGTTGTTCACGCAGACTGACGTTGCAGTCGGGACAAACTACTTGGAGTATTATATACCCAAGTTTAAGAACAATGAAATCAGGGCAATGCTCACAGCCTTTGCTAGTCGTGAGTTCATCCACCAAAGAGCCTACGCACTCCTGAATGATACCTTAGGGTTACCTGAGGAAGAGTTCACTACCTTCCTTGAGTATCAGCAAATGTCTGCAAAAGTGGAGTTCATGTCCGATATTGACGTACATACCATCTCAGGCACTGGATTGGCTATTGCCCGGTCAGTCATGAACGAGG